AGCCATAAGAGGTGCGGCAACAAAGGAACCGATAACTCCACCTTGGGCTCGAGTTTTTCCAGTAGGCTCATAGTATTGAGACACAAGTTTCTTTTTTCTATCCTGCAGCTCAGGACGAGTCATCCAAGAGATTGGTTTGAAGGAAGCAGATTTCTTCATGGGCTTTTCCCAGCCCTTTCTAATTCGTTTCTTTTTATGAAACTTTTTAAGACGATGAATCATGTACAGCTTTGCAGCCATAGCCGTAGGCACACTAACTTTAAGGGCTGTTTTAAGGGGAGATATTTTCCCAACCCTTTCTACCTCTTTTAGATATTCAGGCTGTGCTAACAACATAGGATTCTTATTAAAATCAGTCCGCAATTTTTCCAACCTTCCGGCCTTCCACCCAACCATAGGAGATACTGTAAGGCCAAAAGAAGCGGCACCTGCACCTACAGCAGCTCCAGTACTAGCATTAGATATATGCTTATCAGACCCGACGTACTCTTCAATCCTTTGCTTTCTTCTAAGATATGCCGCCTGTCTGGTCTTCTTTTTTTCTGCTTCTGATTTACGCATTACCATAGCTCCCGTCTAGCCCAGTAGTTAGGGCTAAATGGATCATTCTTAGTTAGTTGACCACTTTTGTTCTTAATGCCCGCACTTCTAGTTAAATAGTTCTTTCTACGCTTCTTATCTTTATGCTGGGTAAAGTCTTCATACCCCTTCTGCCCAAAATGCACCAACTTAACTTTATCGCCTCGCTTTACTAGAACCATCTTCTTTTTGTTTTTCCTATCAGAAGCAATTGGTTTATTATACCCAGGGAAGGTCCTACCTCGATATTCTATGGAGGCCTTCTTTATCATTTTCTTCTTCACTTTCTTTAATACTTTCTTATGAGAAGTATTACAGTTTGAGGCTTTCTTTTGTAAAGAGGTTCCTGCGGCAAGTCCATGAGAGCTGTACTGCTCTCCAGCTTTAGTCGCTTTTGCTTTCTTGCGTTCAGCAGCTCTTAACTTTTTCTTACCTTCCTCAGTGGCCTTTAGACGTTCAATCTTTTTTTCTGGAAGGTACACTCCTTTATTTTCGGAGGAGGTTTTTGTCATTCTTCCTCTAGCTTCTTGCATTTGTTGATTGATTTGTGCCATCCGTTCGTTGTATCTTTTTAACGCCTGCTGGTAAGCCTCTGAGTTTGTGTTTGTTTGGCCTTTTCTGCCTAGGATATTCTGAGGTGTTTGTACCTGTGGTGGAACTGGTTTCTTGATCGGTGATTCAGGGTACTGAGATCTTGGAGTTAGTTCAGTTTTGTAAGGATTATTGCTTTGAGTACCTTTAATTGGTGGAGCATCAACAAAAGTCGACTTAAAGTTACTGGGGACTTTCGGAGTGGGAACCGGAGCCCCTTTAGCAAATCTTTGTGTAGACTTTAGCAATGTATTCTTAAAAGCAGCGTTAGATTGCTTACGCATAGGCGTGTATAGATCCCCATGAGGATGTACCTCAACTGCTCCACTAGCTTTAAGATGCTCCAGCGCGGCCTTAATCACTTGCTTAGGAGCTTTTACATGCTTATGTAAGGCTTTCATACTTAAAGCCCCGCCTTCTTTCTTAAACGCAGACAGAATATCTTTAATAACCTTCTGATTGTTCTGCTGTGCAATCTTCGCAACCTCCCCAAAGAAGTTATCGAAAGTTCTTTCATTGATAGAAGATTGTTTCACCAGAATATTTGGATTTTGCCCTAAGGCATCATTTGTACGTTTCATGCTTAGGGCTCCCTGTGTTTGACCGTACCCTTTCATATGAATTGCGTTCATAGTTCTAATTTTATTAGGGTTGGTTATTTTTTTATTACCTATCTGCAAAGGCTGAGTGTACTGCTGAGTCCTTGCAATGCTTCCAGTATCAAAAGAGCGACTCACTTTGTTTTCCTTAGAATGCTCTTAGCAACTCTTCTAGCCTGTTTCTTCTTGGTCAATGGAATAATGGCCTCATCTCCATCCTCTGCTACGCGGATGATTCTGCCCTTACCTTTGGGGTCTTTCTTAACAATCCCACCGTTTTTATAACCAGGCATTTGTGGTTGTGCTAAGCCTTGAGGATAAGCTGCTTGCATGGCTTGCGTAGGGTTCATTCCCTGTGCTTGCATAGCCTGTACATTCATCATGTTAGCCTTCTTCTCAAATAGTTTTCTCATAGGCTTACCCGTAACTACTGAAAATCCTTCCTCTTTTCTCTTTTTATACTCTGCTAATAGTTTTTGCCTTGCTTCCTTACCCTTTGCTTTTATATTATCACTAGCGTCACGGTATATTTTTTTCATTTTCTTATTGTGTGCTCTTCTTACAGTCTGACCAACATAATTGGGGTCAAACCTTTCTAACTCAGGATAGAAAGTATTCTCTACAATTTTATCTTTTACAGCTTTACGCCCAGGTCTTCCGTATTTTTGATACAATCCTTGAATATTCTTGCTAGCTTTCTTTTCTTTAGACCACTTCCATTTTTGCTTTCCCCACTTCTTCAGTGAGTTATTCTTAGCAGTAGGTTTTGCTCCAGAGTAGCCACCACCTTTCTTTTTATAGATCTGAGTAGCTAGCTGCATCGCTCGCGCACTATGCTTACCACCCATCTTTGCCTTTGCTTCCGCTTTTGCCTGTTCCCACAACTCTGGATTAGTCTTTGTAGCCGTCTGCGCAGCTTCTTTTATAATAAAGTCCATCTCAGAACGAAAGTATCCAATCATAGTTCCTGTAAGTTCCATGTTAACCTCCATAGCGTTATCACTAGATTAACATATAACGAACCGTTAGACTATGCTATTTTTATTGGCCACGTCTCATTGCTTTTTTATGATCAAATATCTTTTTATTCTTCATGTAGTGTTGAGACAGGGATATAGATCTTGGATCTTTTGACATTTGCTTGATTGCTTTTGTCGGATCAAGTGCAGGTCGTACAGCGAAGATCTTCTTTGTCTCTTGCGCAAGTAATTCTTTTGCATCCTTTTCGGCATTAGACTCTTGCGTTTCAGTTCCTGGAATCTGTAACTTATAGTAAGCCTCTAGCAGGTCTAACATACCAGTTTTGTTTGCTTCTGAAAGCCCTGCCAGTGCTGTTATCTCAATCTCTTTTAACCTTATCCTCTTCTTCCTAAGATGTACTAGAATCATTAAGTATTCTTGGACTGTAGAAAGATCATCAGAGTGTAGAAGTTTTTCGTATAATAGTTCAGCCTGCGCCCAGCTGATAGGACGCTCTAGTAGTTTCCCAACTTTTCAACCACATCACCTGACATGAGTTTTCGAACTCTGGCAGAAAACCACGCATATTGAATAATAAGATCGTCAGTCAATACTTGAGGAAGTTGTCCTACAAACTCCATACGAGCTTCAAGGGCTTTCTTGAAGTCTGCTTCATGGGACTGCTTAGTAAACTTTGAGATGTTGGGAGAGATATCTTTACCATTCATCTTGTCTAAGCATACTGCAAGCTGTACTAATGACATCCAGTGACGACCATACTGTACAGACTTTTCTTGCAGATCCAATGTCATCGATTCAATCCATAAACTCTGATTGGTATTGAGAGTTCGGAAAGTAATGCTAAAGTTTGGTCTAAGATAAATATCTTGCGAGCAGTACCCTTTAAAGATCATACTTTCAAAGTCCAGTGGTACTAAGTCTTTTTCAATACGTTTGCGACGTGCTGTATCTCGAATAGGGTCATACAAAGGATCTTCTGGTGGAATATTATACTCAAACTCTACCTCTTCATCAATCTTTGATTTCTGCCAAGCTTCAAACTCCCCAAATACTTTTACTAAAAGATCACTGTTTGCCTTTAAGTCTTCAACAGTAAAGGTAGATTCAAACCCCTCCTGAAAAGCTTCTTGAAGAATATCGAGCTTTCTATCAAGATCTTCTTGTTCCTTTTCCTGCAGCTCTAACTCTGATGCAGAGTTCGGATTAGACGCAATCGCAGCTGCCCTTTGTGGGTCTTGAGCTCCTGCTATCCTTTGATTCGCTGGAATACCTGATCCCATACCACGTACAACTTTTTCACCTAATGTTTTTCTCATTACATCCCCCAAGGATTTTCGTCTTCAAAGTTAATACCAGACTCTTTTGTAGTTTGCTGGTCATCTTGCCACTGTGCAAAGTCTGGATGTTTTAATGTTTTCTCATAGTCTTCTTCAATGCTTTGACTTAATTGTCTTAGCAGTTCCCAAGACTTTTCCGACAGGGCCGTAAACGAGGTATCCGCAACTGTCATGTTCTCTTCAGTGCTTAATACAATTCTTGTCCATACCTGGGGCGCTCCACCGATCAGCCTTGCTTTCAGCTCGGCAACTTGCAATCTAAAAATAGGCAATGGACTTTCTAACTGTTTCATATTACTCTCCATTATGTACTGTAACTGTAACCATAAAAGTTATAATGTACTATAACATAAAGCGCAAAGTATTAACAGGTATAGAAATGAAAAAGAAAGACAAGGTACTCCAGATCACCGTTCGTATTCGAGATGTAGAAACACAAAGATTCATCCAGGATAAGATAGAGCTCCTAAAGAATAGAGGAGCTAAAAACGCATCTGCTCAATCTATTATAGAGGGCTTAATAGATCGATGGATGAAAGAAGAGGAGCGTCGACGCTAAAAAGAAAAGAGTCCGGTGGAGAATGGCCGGACTCTTCGGTGTGTGGATTTAGTGGCGGGGATTAAGTTGCCGAACCTACTTCGTCAACTCCACTAAAGATATCGCTATCGTAGATAGTGTCAAGGGAAGCAGTATCCAAGGGAATCATTCGTTCAAATGTAATGGACGCATTTTCTGTGATGATTGTACCACCAGCATCTGTACCAAATCCGTGATTGGTTACCATACATTGCTCGAAGTAGAACGCACCTACAACATCAGCATTGCTATCTTTCATAAACAATGCTAAGCCAATAGGTTGAGAAAATACATCCGATGCCAAGTCAAGCCATAGATTACCATTAGGCTCTCCAGGTGCTTTGAGGTATCGATCTTTCTTACCACCGTCTGCAGAACCTGTGTAGGCATTCAAACCTGCAAACCCTGTCTGGTCGCCATTTACAAGGTTATTAAAAGATGTGCCTGCAAAGAAGTCAGCATCGCTTTTAATATCACCTGAAGCTGTAGCATAAAGAACTCTAAGAAGAGAAGGACCGTGGTACATAATTCTACCAAGTCCTAGGTTTCCTACTGTTCTACCACGGATCATGTAAGAACGTTCAGAGCCGATCTCAAAGAGTCTCATTACAGAAGACTGTTGACCTAAGTTAAATTGTTGAATAACGCCAATAGGAAAGATGAAATCTGCGTCATTACCTGCAAGCTGAGCGTCTGCACCAGCTGCTGCAGCCAACCGAGCTGGACCTGCGGCCAACATAGTGAAAGCAGCATTTACATAACGACCTTCTGTCATTCCTTGTTGTACGTTTCTATTAAAGTAATTCCATTCGGAAAATGTTCTAGCCATTTTTTACCTCTGTTGTTGTTGTGCCTGTGGTTGAGCCTGTTGTGGTTGCTGTTGCTGCGCTTGTTGAGGCGGCTGCGGTGCTGGTGCTGGAGCCGGCTGGCCACTAGACATTTCTGGTTGTGTATTTTGTTTATTAATGAATTCTGTTGCTTGCTCTTTCATCTTTGATAGAGCTTCTTCTTTCTTAGCTTGAATGTATCCTTCACGCTTTGCTCTGGCGATCATCTCTTCACCACCAGTGATCCAACCCGGTTCCTGCATATTTGGAACAAACTTTTGTAGTTTTGGATTGAATGTGTACCCAGGTACAGGTAGAATCATCGGGTTCATTTTGGCTGTTCCATCCTTCATCTTAGAAAACTGGACCCCAAACATCTGCCCTGGGGATGTCACCTTCGGATCTTTAATTCTTTTAATCTCTGTAACTTCATCTATAGTCTCTTCTTTTACTAGAGAAGCAGAGGAGTCAGCGTCCTGCGGCTGGTTCGCAATCTTTTCCAACTCTTGAAGAAAGTAGCTTGTGATCATTAAAGTCCTATCGTGCATTTCTTTTTTCTACCTCTTTCAATAGATTCTTATATCTGCTTTGCTTTTTACGATTATTCATCACTGCTGAGATACCACCAAGAACACCAAGAGCCAGAGGAGCCTTCGATCTACTCAGTATAAACTTCTTTAAAAAGTCTCTTTCAAGCTTCTTCTGAGAAGGTGCAATTAATCCTAATCGCTTAGCACGGTCTGTGCCAACGTCATACAGTTTGGTGAACTGTTTAGTGTCTAGTAGCGACCCTGATCGACCTACACTGGCATAATCTTTTGCAATGATAGTTTGCGCAGTAGGCTCTTTAAACATCGTATTAAAACGATTCTTTGCCTCAGCAGCATCCACTCCATGTATTTGTTGGATGTCTGAAAGTATAGCATTCACACCATTCCTATCAATTGACTTTCCTTGTGCAATGCTTTGATTAACTCTATCCACTGTCGTGTTACCAGTTACTATCGGAGTCCATGAATGATTTTTTGTTAAATTTTGAGGGATTGATCCATCAAGCTCTTTCTTAATTGCATTTTCAAAACTATTTTTGATCTCATAATCCGGAATAACCACAGACCCCGGGACACTAATAGTCTGATTGCTTCTAACAATCATCGGGGCCAAGTCGTCTGCATTCTTAGCACCACCTTCTAACAAACCTTGCTTGATGTAGAAGGTATCAATCTGACGATTTGTATTTGCCTCTACCTGCTTCATTAAAGTCTTAGTATCTACTGACCCAAGACCCAATGCCAAAGGCACAGCAAAGGACACACCCATACCCTTAGCAAAAGCCTTTGCCGAAGAGTATGGATCTGTTGAAGCACGTAAGTTCTCAAGAGCACCCTGCGATTGCTCTTCTCGCAAGATGTCTTGAGGCGTTACCTTAGCAACTTTTTCCAGTGCTGAAGCGAAACTTACAGCTGTAATGTGATGTCGATGTAGTTGCATGGATAGAGGGGGGAAACTTGGATTTGAACATTGATGGTATCTGGGTTTGTATCGTCTTGTGTAATACTGGTTAAGTTTGCGCTTGTGATAATACTACGCTGCACCATTGAAGATACGATGGCTTGGACATTCATTCCTAAGCCTTCAATAAACTCAGTAGTGATGTTAGATCCACCGATACGGTCAGCCAAGCTATCTCGAAGTGTTTTAGCGAAGTAATCAATTGCTTTAGTGATCGACAACTCACGCCTCTGCACTGTAGAGACGTCTGTAGCAAGCTGATGACGAATCTTCAATGGACCTGACTCATTGTCTTGTACGATAATCAAAGTACCACCGCCTGCAATGTCATTCAACTGAGACTTGCTGAAGTAGCGATTTGAGTATCTAAGACCTGTAAAGCCAGAGATTGATAGATTTGTAAAGCCTTTACCAACTGCCTGGAAGCCAACGCAAGATGCGACGACACTAGCAAGGTAATGCCCATCCAAGAACTCCGAGTTAGACCCAACGGTAGCAACAGCACGAGGAGGCCATACCATGAAGGTTCTACGGCTTGCATACTCAGAACCATAGGAGGCAACTCTAGAAGCCTGGTCTACAGTAGATGTGATGCTCTTACCTTGGATGTACAAGTACCAAGACTGAGAAGACAGATCATTAGTGTCTGTTCCAGCAACATCCGCTGTATTTACAAGCAACTTAAAGGTATTAGAAGTACTTACTGAGGATACACGGAAACCGTATTGCTCTGAAGCAGCTCCCAACAACAATCTACTTGCATGAGTATCAGTCTTGTATGAGTTCAATACAAGAATAACTTCATCACCTGCGGCTAGAGCAGTCTTCAAAGAATCGAAGTTTGCACCCGCAGTTCCAAAATCTACCTCTGCAGTAAACTCACCATCAGAGTTGAAAGATGATGAAGTCAAACCATTTGAACCACTTACTACCAAACTAGCTTGAGAATAAGAAGGGAATGCACGGCTGATAAAGGCAATTCTTTCCCCTTTGTTGGTTGCAGAAGACATTGTAGTAGCGTGGTTGCTGAATAATGTCACTACATCACGGTCACTGGACAAAGGTGCCAACGCATATACATCCTCAGACTCAAGCATAGTTAAGGCTTCAGAATACGCTGTGGTAGACCCATTCGGACTGGAAGTCAACTCAGCTGAGTTAGCAGCACTCAACCCCAATACTTTAATGCTAGTGTTGCCTACAGTATTTGTAAGTGCAAGTTTAGCGGCAAGTCCAAGTGGGTTTTGTGTAGTATCAGTACGGCCAATCTTACCTTCAATATCAGAAATAGAGTTAAGTGTAGTTAAAGAGGGATCAGAGGCTGCAGCACTCAAGTCTACACGCAAGGCTCTGTATCCAACGTAAACTTTAACAGCTGTACCTTGAGTTAAGTTTCCATCAAGAACAACTTGATTTGCGTCTGCGCCACCTTCAAAGTAGTAAGTACGCTGACCCAATGTTCCAGAAATCTCTGTAACACTGTCTTCATCCAAGTCAGTAGTATTGCTACCAGCAATGCCTGCTACTTGAACCAAGGCTGTTACGGTAGAATCAAACTCAAGAGCATCGTCAGCGGTCAAAGCGGATTCTAATTGAGAGAAAGAAGGCAATGTACCGTTATCTCTTTCCAGCGTAATTGTTACTGTCTTAGCTGTAGCGCTGTACACTGCACTACCAATACTAGAGCTGTGACCTGCTCCAGCAGGGACAGATACCCAGGATACTCCTTGTTTATCTGTGATACCAGTTACAGTGATCATATTATCTGCAACAGCACTTGAACTAAGAGAGTATGACCCTGCGATGTGGATATAGTTCCCACTTACAGTTCCTGTGCTTAGCGTAGCTGCTGCAAAGGTATCAGTACCATCAGATCCGTCACCACTACCAGTATCTTCTTCAATAATGATGAACTCTAAAGTTTTTGCGCCATTTAAACTACCAGAGGTCAGCGTACCGGACCCGTCCAAGGCTCCTGTTACTAGGGTTGCATCTCCGCTGAACTTGATAACAACATTTCCGTTATGGGTAGCAAGAACACCAGTACTAAGTGTTGCGCTAAAAGTACCTGCGGTAAATGTACCTGCAGTAGAGTCTACTACCTTCTCTCCAGCAATCCAGCCTTTACTGGAGCCAGATATGGTACTAGAAAGACCAAGAGCCTTAGTACCAATCAATGCTTCAATCTCAGCAACAACGATTGTACCCGCAGTGTCAAAAGCAAGGAAATCTCCTACAACAATATTGCTAATAGAAGAGCCAGACTTAAACAAGTTTCCAGCTGCATAACCGTTATCCGTTCCACTCTCATTTTGAGATGCACGCAAGATAAGTTTGAAGTCATTGCTTTCAGCAGCAGAGCCAGCCATTGCACCAACAGCTTCAAAATGGAAGTAGTTAGCGCTATCGTCGCCCAGTTGGTGAGTCGTTGCATTTACAGCTGATGTACGAACTACATAATCTGCAGGCTTATCGATAACATTATAACTGAGAGATGTTTTACCTACATTGTAGAGAGGTGAATCCAATACAGAGGAAGTACCATCAATTGAGTAAGCGCTTACATCAAGTTTCAACTTAGTAGCTGCAGTGGTAGTACCAACCACAGATGTGTTTGAACTATCTACAAGATCAATGATTTCCAAGTCATAGGAACGACCCAAGTGCGTCAAGCGGACAACGTCACCTTTTGCAGTGGCTGATCTTGCAGTGATACCGTAAGCCTGGAAGTCAGCAATGCCAGAGTCTGTAAGATAAGGGTTTGCATTGTTTGCATTCAGAGTTCCCGTGGATGTAGCAGAGATCAATACTGTCTCATCAGAAACAGATCTCAAAGCAGCTTGCGGAGTACCATTAAGTTTATCTAAGTAAACTTTAATACTTGCTGTATCTAGTACTGCGCCAGTATAGCTTGAAAGACCTGGCATACTGAATGCTTGAGTACCAACATTTGCTTTATAGTTTCCGGCAAGGGCATCTGAATTAAAGGTGTTTGTAGCGCTAACAGCGTCTACAACGTGATAACATGGCCCAACAATAACTGGGACAAGTGATGGTGTGGCTACAGTGGCCGCAGGAGCTGTATACTCTTGATTAACTGTAATACCAGGTTGCGATATGGCAGGCATAGTTATTTCTCCTAAGATGATGATGTACTGACCCAACGAAGTATCTCGACGCCGTCTGAGTCACTATTGACCTCTCCGTCACTATCTATAGCATCTGGAAACAATAGAGATCCGTTAAGTTTTCTAGCGATTGTGTTAACTGTAACACTAATTTCTGAAAGTGTCTGTGCTGTTGGTGTGATTGACCACGTTTCTTGGTAGTAAACAGGAAATGAAACTGGGACATTAATAAAGTCCTCATCGCTGTCTCCACCTAAAAAAGAGTTGGCTGGCGATTCAGAACCAACGGTAACCCTCTGGCCAATCTGAAAGAATCCATACTTCTGTAACTCTCTACGATAAAACTTAAGCGCTTTAGCAACTGACATTGCTAAAGTTTCCGCCTCCAGACCAATCCTGGAGATACAGTTTATTACGTATTGTCCTGTTAACATATCTGTATGCGTTCTCTTTCCGGTTGATATTTTATGATTTCTTAGATTGTCTAACCCAAGGTTTGCGTAATTAAAAGGGGTCCTTGAAACGATAATTGCGGGTCTTTTTTCGATTGTATCTGTACCGATCGTCCCCGAGTCCGTTATTATTATCTCCGTCACCGTCTCGCTCGTTCCCCCTGAAAATGGGTCCTCGTCCGGTGTGTAAAGGAACTCCCCCGTCTCCTGTTGGCTGAAATAGTGGCGAAGAAACTTGAGGATTATGTCCTTGGTGTCGCTGAGAATGTTGTTGCTTAGAGGATAATACGTTCTTATTACGGTTTCTCTTGCTGCTATTGCGTCGCTTCTTGTTCCCATCTAAATAATCCTTTATCGCTTTGTTAGTCATTATAGCAGAACTACCAGCCAGTAGCCCACTTATTACTGCACGAGCTCTGCTTGAGGGTGCCTTCTTTAAAGCTGATAAACCCCTTTCAGATACGTACGCAGTTCCAGCTCCAGTACCCACGGCGAGAGCTGCCCTAACAGCATCTAAAGCTTGCTGCTTTCTTTCATTGATCTCTGCTATCTTTTCAAGCTCTCTATAAAAACTATTTTTCATACTCATATCCCAATCTTATCAAAGCCTATTCTTCAATGCCAAGTTTTTGTACCTTCTGAGCATAACTTTCTATATCTGTAGCATTGATGTGCTGACGTTTCGGTGAGGCAGTGAAGGTATTCTTACCCCAAGCAGTGACATCCAACTTATACTCTACTTGATCTTTTGATAACTCCCTAACCTGTACTGTCTGATGTGTCACAGACCAAAGCTTCTCCGCTTTCCGTACACCTAGAACCCTATAGCGTTTATCGTCTGCAATAACTAGATCCCGAGGAAAAACTCTAGGGAAAGAAGAAAAAGTTAGTACTAAGTCCCCTGGCTGAAGCTCAAAGATGGGAGTTAGTGCTGAAGTATTAGATTCTGGAGACTTGGCGCAGTACGTTTCTTGCGCACTGTAGTACCCACCTGTCACACCAGTATCGTAGCAACTTAAGCAGTTTGATTGGGTGCGTCTTCGTTTTACAGCATCCCAACACTTAGTACAGCGAGTACCTGTATCTTTTCTTTTTAAGAACAAAACTTTACGGCCAATGTACTCTCTTAACAGTAGATCATTACGTCTGATGGCTTCTATCGCTTGTATGTCTGGAGGAGATTCTAAGTATGCTCCTCTAGGGTTCTCGCCTTTTAAAACCTCAACTGGATCCGTGCTACCGTAGAACAGGCTTTCACTTGTAGTCGTATTAAGAGCGCGGATTCGGTAATAGTATTCTCGGTTCTTAGAGAACAGGTTAACCGAAGTATCAACAAACTGATACGCACTAGAAGCTAAAAACTCTTTTGTAATCGGCTGATATGGACCGGATTGCCCCATAGACCTATGTATTGATAGCGTGTAGTTGTCTAAGTTCTCAGTCGTATTAACGATTGTCCATGTGATCGTTAGAGATTCCCTTGATAGGGTACTGACGTTGATATTCGCAACTTGGATCATTTGTAGCCTACAACTTGTTTGTCTGCCTTAAATATACCAAACTTTCCTTCCTTTTCACCCCTTTTCATCACTTCTCTTACTTTTTCATCATTTGTCCAGTTCTTTGCCTCAGCTACTGCTTTACCAAAGTCTGGTAAAATGCTGATATGGACAGCGAAAAAGAAGTTACCACCAGGAACGGCCAGTACAACAAAGCCGGACTCTTCATCTTTTTTTACAACTACGGGAATAGGGACTTTACCAGATTCTCTTGCCTTCTGTGCTTGGGGACTGTCTTTCGTATCAACCCAAGTCTTACCGGGCGTATCTTCTCCATACCTTCCCTCTCCAGTTTGTCCTGGCTTTAATCTTCTCCAATGTCCTTGTGACATAACTCCTCCAACAAAAAAGGGGCGGACAAACCACCCCTCCTATAGACTGCAAATAACCTTACTCTTTATGAATGACGGCGTTGAAGTTCAGCAATGATTGCAGAGCGCAGCTCGTCAGTATCAACTTCTTCTTCAAATTCATCTTCGTCAGCAAAGAAAGCCTCGATAGCAGAAGGATCACCAGCCATAGCTGCTTTTTCCATATCTGCAAACTCTTGTTGAGCAATAGCACGACCTGCTTGATCGTAAGCTACAAGAGTTTCAAGGATTTCATTTGTAGCAGAGGCTACTTTTTGAAGATCACCATCAGAATCTTGTTGAGCGATTAACTCAGCCAGTTCGGTCAAGGTGCTAGGCATATCTGCACTTGCAACTTTTTCCATGCCGCCTGTTCCATAGATGTTAGCAAAAATCTCATTCATGTCTAGACTCCTTATCTTCTTGACTTCTTCTTCTTACGACGATTGTAAACGTAAGCAGCAGTTGCCGTCGTAGGCACACCATAGAACGCTCCGGTCTTACCAGCACCAGCTGCCATACCTTTTAGATCGCGCTTACGTGCATCTTCTGTTTGTGACCTAGCTGCTCCGCGCAACTCCTTAGGATTTCTACGGCCTCTATAGTTTTTGAAACTTTGTATTGCCTGCTTTCCGCTAGCAACATCCATTATTCCTCTTCCACCCTTACGAAGCATTTCCATTATAGCTTCTCGGCTCATGGCTTCTTTGTCCATCTCTTCCTCGAGATCAGCTGCGAAATGCAAGAACTCATCTACAGACAACTCATTAATGTCAAAAGCGCCTGCTTCCTTGTCCATGCCTTCTTCTAACTCTGCTGCAAAAGCGATAAACTCTTCAGGAGTCAGCTCGTTAAGGTCAAAAGCACCAGCTTCTTTGTCCATTTCCATATCGCCTGCAATCTCATAACCCAATGCTACAATCTCTTCTGGCGAGAGGTCATTAAGGTCAAAGTCAGCGCCTGCTTCCTTTTCCATATCATCTGCCAAGTAGTAACCCAACTCTACAATCTCTTCTGGTGAAAGATCGTTGAGGTCAAGATCAGCACCGGCCTCTTTTTCCATGTCACCTGCAATCTCATAGCCCAACGCTACAATCTCTTCAGGAGTCAACTCATTAAGGTCAAAGTCAGCACCAGCTTCTTTTTCCATTCCGTCTTGAAGTTCGTAAGCTAATGCTACAATCTCTTCTGCTGACAAATTATTCAAATCCATTTTATACTCCATTGTATTATTTAAAAGTTTAGCCTCTTACAGCTCTATTAATTCCATACGCGGTTCCTACAACACCTGCACCAGTTCCTACGGTTTTAGCGCCACCTCTAATCATCTCTCCGTATGCATCATCCATCATACTCTCAAGTTGATCTTGTCTAGATGCATCTTGACCTCGTTTCTTTCTAAAAGCTTTAGAGGCAGTTCCTTTATCAGTAAGAGACTGACCATCTTTGAGTCTCTTAGCAGCGTCTTCACTTAAAGTGACGACATTCTTTGCATGCCGGCGCCCTCTACTATACTGTGCAACACCGGGGATATATTTTTTAGCCATACTTTTTACGTTAAAAGCTTCTTTTTCCATCTCTTCTTCAAGATCTGCAGCAAAGTGTAAAAACTCATCTACCGAAAGTTCATTCAGGTCAAAGGCACCCGCTTCTTTATCCATGCCCATCTCTTCTTCAAGATGTGCAGCGAACTCAATAAACTCTCCAACAGAGAGGTCATTCAAATCAAAAGCGCCAGCTTCTTTTTCAAAAGAGTCATCTTCAAGGCCTTCTAAGATTCCAAGAAGTTCCTCGTCGCTCAACTCAGACAATGAAGAAGCAATCTTCTCCTGAGGCCCTAGGTAGTCGCTTAAGTCAACATCACCGTTCTCTACAAGCTGTAGGAAGTCGGCTGCTGAAATGTCATTTAATGTAGTCATATAAACTCCGTTATTTATTTATAGTAGTAACACACATTTTATGCAACTGCATACCAACCGTGTATCCAGCCGTATTCAGAGCCAAGAGAAGCCCCGTACCCTTCACTAATGTTGATTGCAATCTTTAATCTCATAATCATGGGATCAACTTGCGATCTTATTAGTGATATCCACCTAACATATCTATCATCTTGCGCTTCACTTTGCACAGAAAATCCTGAGTCAGAATACGTAAAACGATTACGACTCTTGAGAATCCCTACAGAAGTTAGCAGGTGACAGATGGTCAGCTGAAGTAAGATACTACGAGAAGGAAAGTTAGAAATAGTGTTTGATGAAAGAGGGGGTTTTACATTATACTCGTCCAGAGCTAGTCCAATGCAGTACTGAATCATACGATCAGAGCTCTCTTCACCAGAGATCAAGCGATTAAGCTCTTCAAAGTCTCTGATGTAGCCTCTGACTTCAGATGTGAACTGGTCCATGCTTAGTGGAGTTGTCATAGTTTAACCAACATTGCTTTTTTCCCTCTAACAACAATACGAATCTCGCCGGCTTTTTCCATGGCGCGAAGCTCGTCCGTTACTCTTGATAAGGGAATGTGAACTGGAATTCCTTTAGAAAGGGTCAGGTTATCTACACTGATTGCCTGTGGCCTTACATAAGTCAGTGGATGATTAATCTTCATTGTGCTCCTCCAAGATTGCTAACATATCAGACTTCTTTTTTCTTGAAGGGTCATACAGACCTTTTTCTTTAAGAATGTTTCTTAATTCAGATGTTTTCAAGGAAGAGTAATCAATAACTTCTGCCTCAGTCTCTTCGGCATCCTGAACCTCTAAGACTTCAACGACTTCTTCGGTCTGCTCTTCCTCGATAACAATCTCTTCGATAGGTTGAGGAACATCCAGTACTTCTGATTCTACTTCAGCCACAATAGGGGGATCCACTTTAACCAAGATCATTACTCCTGAGTTTAAGCGAGCTTGAACCTGGGGAGTGTTGTACTGATCATCATAAAGCCAAATAGAGCCGCCAGGACGTCCACCGCGCACTCTACCAAGAGAGTGACCATGGAACTGTTGCATTTCGTTTGAAACATTTTGTACTAGATATTTCCTCATAATACTACCTTAGTTAGGATTAGTAGGTGCTAACACTTGGGAAGACGATACCACCGTCCTCAGCAGAAGCCAAGTTGAATACACCATTACCATCGGCATCACCTGTACCAACAGCTGACTCAGAAGGCATTGCGTCTGGAGTAGTAGCCTTGTTGTACAAGATCAAGCGATTGATAGAGCTGACGTTACCAATACCCATACCAATGTCTTCATAGCATTGGAAAGTAATCAAGTTAGCGACCTTGTCAATGTAGAACTTAGTGTTGTTCAGTACAAGGAACTTACCCAAGAACTCCGGAGAAGTAAATCCATAGATGTTACCAGTAGGCAAGATGTCAGTTTTGATAGTACGAACGATCTTACGACCCATAATAGTGTCAAAGTTGAAGCCGTCGATAACAACTTTACCTTGTACAGTATCACCGAAGTCTTCAATAGTCCAAGCCAAACACTCGTCCCAGTTAACTTCGTTCATCAATACTTTGTCCAAACGACGACGCTTACCGTCCATGTTCTTGAACATTTTGATCAAGTCACCGCGCTGGAGAGTACCTTCAAATCCAGTACCAGTACCATTAGCAGCGATATCGTCAGTAGCTTGCTCACCCATAACCTGTTGGTTAGCAATGTCATTTCCAACACAGCTGTGGCAGTAAGTCAAAAAGCGATGGTCTTCTACTTCTTGAATGTCTTTAACAGCATTGTCTTCAATGATCTTGGTGATTGGCATACGATATGCCATCAACTCTTGCTCAGTCTTTTCAAACTTTTCAGAGCTGATAGTGAAGAATGGAATCTCGTAGCGAGCACCTTGAATGTAACGAACACGAGGTTGGCCACGGAAAGTCAAAGATACTGCTTGTGAGTTTGGCTCAATCTCATCTACGTATACCAGAGTGTCGTGGTTAACAGAGACTTGCAAGTCTGCTTTAGAAACCATTTGTGGTGGCAAGATTTTACGAGCAAAAGAATTCTCACGCAGCTTGTCTCTAATGTAAGCATTGGCAGCTGCAGCGAGCTTTTCTTTGCCTTCAGGAGAGTCCAAGTGTGCGGAGAAAATACTATTTAATGATGTACCGTTCATTGTTTTATCTCCTCAGATTATTGAAGTGGGTAAGGTGAGGCAAATCGAACAAAGTTGATTGTACCTGCAGTTGAATCAAGTTTAGTGCATTGGCCTACGATCATTTCACCAGCGGTATCAGCAACAACAAGCTTGCCTTGTTCATCGACAGTTAGCAAAGCACCAATAGCCATGGCTTTACTACCACCGGCTGATGTTGCTACGTACATGTCAGTAGTGGCTTCATAAGATCCTAAGAACAATGTAGTGGCTTTTCCAAGAGCTTGTACTCCATAATCGCCTTTGTCATTCCAAAGCTGCACTACTACTTCTGAAGTAGATCCGTCACCTGTAGATGTAGAAACTCCGCCTACACCAGCGGTACCAGCATTTGCAGCTTGATTACCAATGTGAGTAATTTTACCACTGGTGGTAAGCTGTACCCAACGACCGGCTTCAATGATCATCTTAGTAGCGTCAGAAGAAGTAGGGTTAGTAGTTAAATAGGTTGTATCAATCTCGTAGTCCTTTCGGTAGACATCCGAGAGTGGAGAAATAAGTTTTAGCATGGGGAATCCTCCGCTAAGGTTTAATAATCAGATGAAAGTAAAAATGTAGTTAACGGATCTGAGTCACCAGAGCCACTGTATTCTGCTGCGGTCTTGGCTAGACCGGTTCCCAAAGGAATGCCTGCTGTAGTCTGTGATACAAAATCTTCAACCATAGCGAGGTCTTTATCCCCTTCGGCTAATGATTTTGCATAATCTCTTGCATCCATGGGATCCATAATCCCACGCTCAACAGCTGCAGAAGCAATCTTTTCAGCGTAGTTATGGCGGTTAAGAACCGCAATCTCATGGCGAAGACGAGAAATCTCTTCATTTTGCGAACGAAGGGCATGGGCAGCTTTGATTAAAGTTGCGTTTACCTCTTCACTACTAATTTTAATCATAAGTTCTCCTATCTATTTTTGTGCTAACTTAGCAGCAATAGCTTGACGTAATAACTCTTTAGTATCAGACGCAACTTTTTGCTTACCAGGAGCAACAATCTTTGCTGTATGAATACTATCTTTATTAGCGTTCGACAACAAACTTTTAAGTGTTGGGTCGATCATCTTGTTTCTTTCTTCTGGTGAATAAGCCATAGCGGCTTCATTTGAAGCAAGCGCTGGATGGTGTGATTTATTTTCAGAAGAGCCGAAGCCAGACTTCTCAGCTGGATTATCACCATGATTTCCGCTAGCGGTGATGTCAGCCTGCATAGCTTCTTTGGTAAAGGTTTCTACGCCTTGACGAGCTACCCATTCCAAAGCTGAAGCAATTTTTTCAATATCGTTTTCTGCATAGTCAGATACTTCTTGAGCAGAAGCAATCTTTTCTACCTCTGCATCAACTTCAGTATCGACACCAGAGATTGCAGACATAATCAAATCATTCAAACTAGACATTAGTCCTCCAAGCAGCCAGAGCAGATTGATGATCCTTCTAAGTCAAAAGGATTGGTTTTACAAACACGGCAAAGACCTTGTTGCATCGCTTCTTTAATCAAAGTCAGCTCATGTACACAGGCGTGGGCCATTTGCTCACCAGCTGTCTTGTCCATAGCTTCGTCTTCAAAGTATTCTTGTGCTTGAGTTTCCTCATGCTGATCTACCTCGGTCAGCTCTGAGGCAAGCTTCTGCAGGGTGTCCAGGTCATAGTCCATAAAAGGATTTTCAGTATTACCTGAGTTAGACAAAGCATTCATCAGTGTAGCTTCGGCAGTTTTTTCTAAAGTAGTCCCCGCATTTTCTGACTTGTAAAGGGACTCAAGCAGTTGATTCATATCCATTTGGATTCTCCTTCTAGAGAGACCCGAGTAATATACGGGCACTTGAAAAGTTATTAAAGTTAAGATCCCATTCCGGAACTACATCTGTATTATAATATACATTATGTAGATATGGGACTGTTAAAGAAAGATTATTTTGTGAAGAAACTTTTGTCAAAGAGTCAGTTAGCATATCGTTAAAGAAGTTTTTATAGTAAAAGTCCATATCATCTTCTACAACACTATCCAAATCAGCGCCAATTGTTCTTAAACTTTTTCTGTATCCTGCATACGCTGACGCCACTTTATTAAGTATGTCTCCGCTGCCTTCTGTCATCCGTTGTACTGGTTTAATAACAGTAATACGCACAATCCGATTAGGCAAGTGCGGAGCAAAAGCAGACCTCCCTGGAATTAAGGAGGACAAAAGTCTTGCTATACCACCGTCGTACATTGACCGTTCTATCCGTGGAGCCGGACCTATATGAGTTCTTCCCATTGGGAAAATAGTATTGGATGCCCTAAAAGAACTAGCCAAGTCTGGCCGTCCCATTCTTCTTAGCATTCCATACTGGAACTCATGAGGTTTTGCTACCATACCAAGCATAGCCATTGTTGATAGCAACTTCTCAAAAGGCATTTTATCCATAAAAGCTCTTGGAATGTTTGGCTCACAAGACTGCGCTTTTATTAAAGATTCGCTTACAGCATTCGGTAGAATTTTTTTCTTAACTTCTGCAAGTTTTTTATAGGAAGCAACTTTTTCTCTTAAGCTGTGTTGCGCAGAAGCAACTTTCATTAGAACACCAGCCTCTTTTGCAGCTGGTACAAATACATCAGACAAGTCGAAAAATCTAGGGAAAAAGTTAATGGCACCAACTACAGTTCCATCATCACGCACTCTTCCCATTTCGTTTGCAAGATGGCTGCAGTAATCCCTTGTAGTCTTAGAAACGTTACCGCATACGGAGCATACATCAAAAGGAACCTTACATCCCATAGAGATTTGACGAGGCTTACCGTTATCAATATCAACAATAATCTGCTCGGCACCAACCTCTCTGGCTTTTTGCCTATCGTGACGAACAATCAATTCTACACGGTGCATAGGCCTGTTGTAGGTAACAAAAACAATGTCACCAAAAGCGATTTCCGGATTTTTGTTGACGTGATGCTTATACCGAAGTGCATTCATGAAGGTTCGAAAGCCAAACTCCTTGATAGGAACTGGTGGCAAACTTTTGCCGTGAGGCTTAAGATAACGTCGTTCTAACTCGTCAATTACCTTCTGGGGATTATCAGTAAGATAGTCATGACCTAAAGAGATCTCGGGGAAGATGTCCCCGTTTACATTCATACCCCAAAACTCATGAGCTCCCATAGGGGTCATAAGAACGTATTGATACTTAGGGTCAGGTTTAATGCTACGAATAAATGCTTGCAGCTTAGGGTCTAAGTTACCAGCTACTTTTGTCATTCCCGACTTACTGGGGTTTACATCAATAGCTTCAGCGAAACATCTACCTAAAGTATCATGAGTATGAAAGTGTATAACTTTTTCTAACATTGGAATCTCTTAAGTAATGTCGCCAGGCTTCATTTGGTGTTTAGGACCAAAGAATGGCATCTCAGTTTCTTGGTAAAGTTTTTCTAATCTTAACACGTCTGCAAAAGTTTGCGGAGTGATTTGTGGGATTTCCATCATATTAGCCAAAACTTTTGAAGCCATTACTGGTTCTCTTGCCACTGTAGGAGCTGTTCTATGCAAAACTTTATAAAGTTTTTTTGCTTTGTCGTTCTTCAAAGAGGGATCTTCCTTAACTACGGCATTGTAATCACGGTTAACACTTCCTCTATTTAAGTACTTAAGACCTTTACCAATACCGTAAGTGGCCAAAGGAGCTCCAGCTCCGATGCCAATACCGGCAAGACCATACATCAAAGCGTCTCTAGCAACACCTTTAGCGCTCGCTTGTTTTATAATTTGTTTATGCTTATACATATTAGCTCCACCAGTTTTTGCCATAGGCACATAAGATTGGTACGGGCCTAGGTTTGTTTTTTGTACTAAGTTTCTTGCGGATTTAAAATCGATCTTTTTTTCTGCGACCATAGACTTTGGGTTCAAAAACATATTTGCAATGCTATCTTTACCACCCAATGCTGGTGCTAGGTTAACCCCGGGAAGCCCACCAACCACTGCCACACCTGATCCACCTAAGAACACCTTTCCCATAGTTCCTTCAGTTTTTCCTAGTGCTTGCATGTAGTTAGATCCACCTCGCTTTAATGCAGGAAGAACCTTGCCGGCTGTAGCCTTTGGTAGATTTCTTAGGCTTTTAAATAAGTTGTATCCCTTGTTTGCGACGGCCATACCTGCCCGTGCAAATGCTTCTTTTTCTAAGCCATATACCTGGGATACAGATTTCATCGACGAGTAGTCCTAATCATTCGAGATAGTTCTTTATGCTTTGCTTCAGCACCTTCAAGCATAACATAAGCTTCTTTGTAAGACATTGCTAACTTTTCAAGCCTAGTGGCCGCAAAGAGCAATGGGTGCTCTGAGTTGATAACAACAGGCTCTCTTAGCAGAGCAGCCTCCTTAGCCGTATTGATCCGTACACCTTCGCCTTGCAATCGCTCAGAAGCTGTCTTCATAATTGATGAGGCAAAGTTTTCTGACTCGGTTACTTCTGAAATAGCTCTAGCGATCTGAAGAATCCCGATGTCATCTCTCATGTGTGCTTGCTTTACATGCCCATAGAACTCTTCAGAGGTATCTTCCATGGATCTCATAATAGTATTTAGACTATACTCAGCCATGTTCTTTACCGAAGCAACTTTTTGCTGTTCAGCAACCATCTCAGAGGACTCATCCAATCTAGGAATATCAGCGTTGTCTTCTACTTTAAAGATTTGCTCCAGGTCGAAGTCACTTTGTTTCTTCTCTCCAGGATCAGTCGCATAATCTAATGTCTGATCTGGAACGGACACTGGACGCTCTCCCAACTCTTCAATCAAAGCAGATGCGTCAGCTGGTGCAAAGTGATCACGGTTACCACCTTCATGAAACTGAGCTTTCCATACCGCTTGGTTGGTCATCTCAGAAACTCTTTGAATTTGGTTTTTGTTTAAGTTCTCATTTTCGATTACACTTCTAATAGCATCGTTTAATGATTCAGACTCTTTTCCTACAAAGCTAGACGCTGCCCTCTTTGCTAGGACTTGAAGTTTTTCAGACGAAGCAGTCTTAACAAGGCTACCAGCTAACTTTTCTAATTCATAGTTCATAGACATACCACAGGAAAAAGATTATGATGAGTTTCTATTCTCGCAGAGAGGCAGCTGTAATATTACAGTGCTCTCCTACTACTATATCTAAATATATCCGTAACGGCACCTTAAAAAATTATGGGACGCCCAAAAAGATAAAAGTTTCTACAGAAGAAGTACACTCTTTTTATGAAACTGTCAAATACCAAAGTGATAAAGTAACCCGTACCGAGGTCCTAAGACTGCAAACTAGAGTAAATACTTTAGAGGCAGAGATGGAAACTTTAAAGATGATGATTGGGGTTGGAAATCTTAAGCCCCCAAGAACGGATGAACAGCTGCAGTCTCTGCACGAAGAGATAATGATAATGCTTACGCAGGTTAGTTGGGATGTACGTACTATTATGTCTATCTCAGATACTATGATTAGTCTTAAAGATAGAGAGGTATTGCGCCTTGTTCAAATGAAAGGTACTAGGTCTTGGACTGGCCTCTTTGATCTATCTGAAAGAATGCTCCACTATATCGGAAGTATGGCCTTGCCTAAAACTACTTCTGATATTCTGATTAGCCGTTTAGAGTCTGGAAGGAATAGACTATATGGATTGCTTTATGTATCCCTTTCAGAGCACATTGCGATGGATAAGTTCTGGGCTAAAAAAATTGTCAGCTCTAGAGTAGTAGAGCAAACTACTGATGAGTTCTTACTAAACTTTCTAGCAAAACGTGCTCAACAGTAAAAAACTGCAAATTTAGAATCTTTTGTGTCATAAGAGTTTTGTCACACAATCTACGTCTATACACTCCCGTGTGACTTTGGGAGATGACATTAACTTTTGTACAAAAAACCTCTTAGGAGAAAAAGTCATGGCTAAAGGCAATGCAAAATCGGGCAACAAACCAGCCCAAACTACCCCCGCAACCCCATCATCAACCCCATCATCTTCACAAGCTCTGCAAGAGGCACATGAAAAGATTGTTAATCTTGAAGAAAATGTGAATACTCTCACTCAAGAGAAGGATACTCTCACTCAAGAGAAGGATACTCTCACTCAACAAAAGAGCAGCTTGTCTGGACAAGTGATTATGCTTACAAATGAGAAGAGCTCTCTGGTGACGCAAATCGAGGAAAAAGAACAGGCTATTGAGGACTTACGTTCTGCAATGGATAAAGCCGCTTCGGATGCTGCCAAAGAACTAGACTCAGCGATGAAAGCCAAGGATGAGGAATTAGCCTCTCTGCTATCATGGAAATCATCACACAGTCTCAAAATCATGGGAGCTACTGTAGGATCAATCATCATCGTCGCAGGTGTAGCATACGTAGTCAAGCGCTTCTTGCTGAGTGGCTCCGCTGAAGATGTCGAAGATGCTTTGGTAGCAGAGACACCAGACGGTGCAGTCGAGCTAGAGTTGGTAAGTAACTACTAATGTAACTCAAGCTCAAAGTTGGATTGATTGGTAGGTCGGCTCCTTCGGGAGTCGGCCTTTTGCTTTATAGTATTTTTTTCGTTTAGTTTCCTAGTTGGTAAAACTCTGGACGTTTAACATCCCACTGTGATGCTAAGAAAGCATATACCACTGTATGCATAAAGTCATCCGGTGTACCCCTTGGATGATTAAATACAATGCGTCGTCTAGTTTCAGAATACTCTGAGTACACTGAGAGAATATCTGCAGCAAAGGGTTCCATAATACCCCAGTTAGGAAACGCAATACCCTTACTTACTGGCCCGGTCTTAATCAGAGTAAAGACATCTTGCATCACACGGGATCTATCTGTAGTGAACTTCTTTGCCTGGGCATCCCATTTAACTTTGTCTTTTTGGTTACCTGTATGCTGGTATAGGAGAACTCTAGCCTCTCCAAATGCTTTGCGCAGCTGTGCATTCGTATAGAAACCAAAGCCCCAGTCCGATCCAATCTTATTTACACCGTAGTGCTTACAGAGTTCAATAATGTTTCTCCAGCTATACTCTGGATCCGATTCTCTCCCTGTATATTTTTTCGCATACATTAAAGAAAAGCGGCCATTTGCATCGTACGCCCAGATAGACAAAACAGTATAAGAACCGTCCCCAGTTCCCCAGTCAACACCAGCCCATTTCTTCTTCGCCTGGTGTTCTCTAGATACGTTGTCAGGCTCTACCCAGAGTGTTCCTACACAGCACTTACGTACATCCTCTAGTGTTACTGGCTTTGTCCCAGAGTCGTACGATTCAGCCATTACCTCATTTAAGAATCTTTGTCTAGGATAACGCTTCTGCTTTGCAAGTAAGTTGGTCCAGTGTCTTTCAAAGTGTTCTGCGTCGTGTCTATACGCATAGGGAACTACAGGCTGAGGCAGCCTAAATCCATTCCACTCCCTATCCTTATTCGATGTACACACCCATTGCGCTTTGCCAGATACAGGGTTTAACTCCTTACTGCACTTTGTACACTGCAATCCCTCTTTGCCAATATGCTTCTCAGTAATGCTTTGCCACTTATTACAGCCTTCACATTTAATCATCCACTCATTCATCGTAGAAAAGCGTTCCCAATAATACTGCAAGGGGTTATCCAGTGTCTTTGGCGTTCCTGCATAGATGCTCATTGGCCCGTCATCCAGTTCAGAGTGGAAAAGAACCTCCTCTACAACAGGAAAAGCATCGGTGTAGATGTCCTGGATCTCATCCATAGCTAGCACATCAGAGGAAATACCACGCACACGGTCTGCTGATCTATACACAGATCTAAGCACAATCTTACTTTGGTTCATCCACCTTTTCGTTTGAACGTTTTGCGTTTCTCTAGCTCCGCGAATGTTATGCCCCGTAAGAGTTGTGAGAACAGGACTATTAGAAATAACAGAACGTAAACGCTCATCAGAAAATTCTCGCATCTGAGCATCAGAAGCCGAAACATACAACAACCTCAAGTATGGGATAAGATTAGAAAGAGAGATAAGAGTGTTACCTATAGTTGTACTCTTTTCGCACTGTCTGCCAAAGATTAAAAGCATCTTTCGACGCATAATCCCATCGCTTGTTCGAGTTACTGGACTGTTGTATATTTGTTCTAGCCAAGGTCTCCTGTCAAGTGATATAGGTTTCCCACGGTGCATCACAGAAAACTTAGTAAATTGAAATGGAGTAAAGTTTATGGAATCAGTAGAACCTGGCATCAACGCTGACACAAATGACCTCTCAGTGGCTGTAGAAACTATATCTAAACTATCGTCTGGTAGAATCTTGCCGTACTTTGAGCAAGAGATTCATGGCGATATCAATAAGATTACCATACCAGTAAAGGATTATAACCCTTCTGATAGAAAAGATACAGCAATGCGACGATATATGCAAGACTGGCTTAAACTAAGGTTTAAAAGTATATCTGTCGACACTCGCTTTGAGCAGCTGCCCGCAGGCACATCGTACTACACTGAAGATCAAGAGTTTCCCGTATTAGGCTCTATTGTAATTACTTGGTGGCCTAAGAAAGAGGAAGGCGATTACGAAGAGTGGAAGCGTAAAAGAGAAGAGGCCCGCAAAAAATAAACCTTTTAAAGAATAAGTATCCTGTCACACATTATGCATGTCCCAGGTGTGATCTTTGGGGATAATCCATTTTAGAGGTAAAAATTATGGATACTTTGTTTGTGTTAGATAAGATTATGGCAAGTAAGTTGCCATTGTCTTATGTATTAGGAGAGTGTAAAGAGTTGTTTGATGAACTCCTTAAGCGTGACTGGGAAGAAGCCAAGAAAGAGTGGGAAGATGTATGCGGAACGTTCTTAGTATGGTTGACTGGAGTTCTTGGTATAGGCTTCAAGCTTAAAAAAGGATTTGGGTTGGGTGCAGCTCAAAGATGGAAATCCAGATTGGATGTCTGGGAAAGAATATTTGAGCTGCATGGCGTAACTTTTGATAAAAGTTACCTGAATAAAGGGGGTAACTACAGAAAAAGAGCAAAGGTGCAGTTTGCTCTGAATAATGTAAATGTAAAAATCGACGAAACTGTATTGGGTTTCATTGATTTTGAGGAATAAAAAGATGGGCTCTACGGAGCCCACTTCTGATTTCATATTTTTTTAGCTAGTCTATAGGTTCCCAAGAATCGCAAACCCAGTCTGCTTTACACTTAAAGTTAAATGCTCTGCACAATCCAGATTCATCTCTGTATTCACAGTTGCCGCAGTTTTTATCACCATCTGCTGGTCGGTATCCAGGAGCATCCTTCTCACCTGCAATCTTATGCATTGCAATACGCATAGGCATGCCAGCACTCATGTGATCCT